CGCATGTCTTCCTCATCCTTGAGAGACTCCTCTTCAATCCATTCACGGAATTTTTTACCCTTAGCCATAGGTGGTAACTCACTTCTCTTCTTGGTGACTTTATTGTTTTATTCAGCTTTAACTTTTGGTGGACGTCCACGTTTTTTCTTAGCTGGCGGCATATCCACAGGATCACTAATGATTTCGCCAAAAGCTTCGTTGATCGTGTCAGCAGTCAACTCAGGAAATGGTCGCTTCTCTAGCATTTGAATGAGTAGCTTTGCATCATCTTCGTCTACCGTTTCCAGCATCTGAATGAATAAGGACTCTTTCTTAACTTGAGATAGATTTTCACCTTCTTTCATCTCAGTGATAAAGTATGCTAATTTTCTTGCCTCACGATATAACATGCCATGCGATTCTTTCATAACCGATGGTGTATATGGTGGTGCAGACGATGGAATTGAAAAACTCCATTTATTGTCATACATCAAGATAAGGATATTTCGTAACTCCTTACTGTTATTTTTTTGTAAATATGCGACTTGTTCAGATGTATCCTTCAATTCGCAAACGCCAGCAGTAATCTCTGCCAATGATAGTGTAGTCATATTAAAACTCCGATATGCTTTCCATTAAGTTTCTAAGTTTATTCTTAATGAAGTAGTTTAACAATTGGCTTCTATCTTTTGGATTTTCTGCCGTATATTTTTCCATGATCTCAGCTTTGATTCTATCAGGAACTAATTCCAAATCAATCACAGCTTTGTTCCTCATGTAATTGCGCTTCACTTCTTCATCCATATTATTTATATCAGCCCATTCAAGCAGTCTTTTCTTAGTAACTGGTCTCTGTCTGTTATTCATAACAAAAGTATTGTCTGGAGATAAGACATTAGGAACACCGTCTCCCTTATCACCTTTCAATATATGTTCATGCAAATACATCTCTGGATTAGAATTTGATATCCAACGCTTACGTGTAGGATCATATTGCTTGACGTTAGCATACTTGTGTAACTGTATGTAATCTTTATCGCCTGATAGAATCAGTATTGGATTACTACCAGTATTCAATTGTTCGCCTTCAGTGTGAACAATAGTACCTATGATATCATCAGCTTCAGCAGTTTCAATTTGGATTACTCTATATGGAAAGAACTCCTTTAGTTCATCACGAATCTTATTAAGTGCCTGAAAGATCGAGTTCCAATCTAACTCAGACTCTTCACGATGCTTTCTACGACCTGCTTTATAGTAGGCGTATACTTGCCTTCTCCAGTAGTTCTTATCGTCAGCGCAAATTATAAGTTCACCGAATTCACGATGAAACTTTTGTCTATTAAATCTCAGAGAGTTGAGAATCATATGTCTAAGCATATTCTCATCTATCTGAGCATTTTGGTGATTTCCAACCTGCATCATCATATTGGAAATCATAACTTGGTTTAAGTCAACCAGTATCATAATTTTCTCCTAGTTTATATTATCAATAGTTCTAATATAACATAAACAACTAGGTTTGTCAAGTAAAATCATTATCAGATTCATCCATTTGTTCTAAGAAATCAAACAGTGCCTCCTCACAATCCATTTCAGAGTCAGAAAATATTCTCTCAGATACACTCTGAAAGTGATACTCTTCTCCTATCGATCTGTTTATCAAAGCACGAACGGATTCAATCAACATCATTATATCTAGTACAGTCTCTGGGTCTTGAGTAACATCAAAGCCCAAATCTGTCATAGCACCTACCACATCATGTGCAACGTCAATAGAAAACTTCATTGCAATTTTCTTATTGAGTTCTGCGACATCTTGTTTAAGGTCAGAGATTTCCTCTAACCTTTTTTTGTAGTGCTTAGTGAAATCGATCACATTTGTCATTTGATTATCTTCAAGATAACCGTATCTCTATTGATACGTGCATCTGTAGTAGACTCTTTAGTCTTCAAGGCTTTGAGTGTTTTCATTGCCTTAGACTTCGTAGCTTTGCCGATAACATCAATCATCTCCTCTGGCTTTCGCAACATCTTCTTGAATGATGCTTCTTGATCGTATCCACCAATCGTACTGCCTCTAACAGTGAAACCGTCTCTTCGATCAGACAACAGATACTTTATAACACGTGTCTTAGTGTTGAAGAGGTATACTCCTTGAGCGCCCACAATCTGTTCAGGCGGCACACTCGCAATTTTATACTCAGGAGATTCCTTGAGGTATAAAACTTTAGCTACTTGCTTACTTGCAGGAGTCGGCTTCTTAGTGCGAGGCTTACGAGTTGCTTTCTTACTGATTATAAACTTCTCACAGTCAGAAATGAGTTCAGATATAAAAGCATAGAATGCCTTTTGTTCTTTGACTGACATATTGCTATATCCCTCAACTAACTCTTCTGTCTTATCTTCAACAAGTTCACGCAACTCTTCTTGAATGGGAAGATAGTACGTGATAGTATCTCTGGCAGTCTGAGCCGCAGTATTGAGTTTACGCATTTCCTCATACAGTGACCACTTTTTGTCTAGTACTCCTGTAGTGAACTCGTCTACACTTCCTTCGACTTCGCCAATAAAATCGTTAGTCTTCTCGGCAAGCAACTCTTGTGGAGTCTTTCTCTTCACTGGCTTTACTGGTTCATCATTAGCATCTAACACAATATTAGCCAGACGATTCTCTTTACCTGTAGACAGTAATTCTTCGATAGCGTTCATCTGAAAATTTTTGCTAGATTCAGGAAGAACACAACCGTTCATCTCCATCTTACACAGACTAGACATCGTTGAAGTGCATCTCCAAGCTTCAGCGGCTTTAAAGTCTTCAACGCTTTCCGGCTTATGTTCTTTAATCCAAGCTAACATCCACGATTGAAAGGATTTCTTCTCGTAGAAATATCCATAGTGTCGCATCGTCTCAGTGATTTTTTTCTGATACTGATCTGCAGGCACGTTTGACCATTCTGTGGTCTCGTAACCAATGTGTCCTTCTTCTATAGAACGTTGAGTCTTACCTCTGCGAGGCAATCTTGTCTTTGTTTTAGCTTTTGCCATGTGTTACTCCATCAAGTTATAATGTATACTAACACCATATTAGGAAGATGTCAACCATTATTTTAAGTTAATACGCCTAATAGTAAATCATTCCATTGATACAACCTAGTTTTCCAATCATAAATCGTATCTATAATCTTTTTATTTTCATTCAGTGTTTGTACCATCGCTCTTTTCAATCCTTTATGATTATATATGTTAAGAGCATTTGATAACTCATTAGTAAATTTTAAAGTATGCTGTAATCTATCTTCTTGGTATCCATACATTGAACTTAGATCAAGTGATATCTCAGGTAGAGATCCATAAGACGAATGGATACATATACACTCAGCACTCATTGCTCTTATCAGAGGAGTATAAGAAACCTCTGGATAACTAGTAGGATAGACAAATATATGACTTCTATGATATAGGTCTAGATGATCCTCATCATTATATGCGCCTTTCTGCCAGTCTATGTTTGGGTTTGTATTCAATTCATGTATCAAACCTTTCACATCTAAAGATAGATTATCATAAGAATTTAAAGTTGTGCATACAATAAGTCTGGCTTCGGGATGCTTTCTTTTGTTCAGCTTCTTAAATGATGCTACAACTATATCTAATCCCCTGTCAATCTCCCCTACATATAATATATTTGTGAGCGATTTAGAATTATCATGCTTTCCTTTACAATCAAGTCTTCGAATAGGATCGATTGCATTTTTCATAACAATGCCACTCGAATAAGGCACGTCTAAAAATATATTATACATCTGCTGTTGCCAATAGCTAAAAAATACGATCATGTCGTATTCTTTAATTTCTTCTGGATTAACTTGATCTGGAGGTAGATGAGGTATCATAATATTGACACGCTCATCTACTACAGAGTTAAAACTGAAATAAGGCAGAATTGACTGATTCACATCCCTTTTAATAAGTCTAATGATGTGATCAGAGCAATTCTCAGTTAAAATGTTAGGCGGCACTTAGTAAACTTCCCGCAGGAATCTCTACTCCGTTAACCAACTTAAGGCTGTCCCATCTAAATGAGCGCCAACCATTTACTTCAGTATCCCAAACAGGCAAAGCGAATTCACTCTGCTTCTTTGAGTTTGTCGGTGCATTTGCATACACAATAAGATCATCGCTTAGAGTAGCGACCATTTTACGTAAGGTACCGTCAGCCTTGATAAACTCAAGATCAACTTTACCTGCCTTCAGGCTTT